GAAAGCCTACGGCTTTCTCTGGCGTTGATGATTTTAAGCAGAATCCGCAAGGCGCTTTTAGTGCTTTGCAGACATCTTCTGGCATTAGAACTACCCATAAGGGTGTTCTCTGTAAATTTCGTTATCCTCCGACAGCTGCTACGTCGTATTCTTCCTATGCTGCAACTCACGCTATTTTAAGAGCGTATAAAGATTTGCAAGATAGAAAGGTACATTTTGGCATAGCAGCAGCTCAAGCTGATAAGACTTTTGATCTTGTTAGAGGAAGAACTTCGCAATTTGCTAAGTTCCTTCTCCAGCTTAAAAGAGGCCAATTTCGTGCCGCTGCTAGAACATTGAAGATGGACCCTAGGAAAATGAGCCTTTCAAAATATGAGAAAGGTCCAGTCACTTATGGTTCAAAACAATTTTCTCAGCTTATTCTTGAGTTCTTTTACGGCTGGTCACCTTTATTGAATGACATAGTCGGAAGTATTCAAGAATATGAACGATTGACTAGTGCACCTTTGCCTTTTGTTACAGGTAAGGGCGGACTACATCAATCTGATCAGTGGACAACGAACGGAAACGGTTCAACTTCTGCACCTTACACTTCTAGATTTCCTCATAAATATGAGTTTAATCATCTGAAGCGTCAAAGTGCTAAAGTAAGAATCGATTATGTTGTGGGCGATAAGACCCTTGCTGACCTTAACCGACTTGGGCTTTATAACCCTGTCGAGGTTGCGTGGGACTTACTACCGTACTCGTTTGTAGTTGATTGGTTTATTCCCGTTTCTGGGTTTATTTCCGCTCATACTGCTGATGTTGGGCTTAATTTTCTAGGAGGATCTATCACTCAGGCATGTACAACGACTATCAAGTCTAAGTACTCCGTCTATGAGAAATCCGGCTATGAAATTGAAGGAGAAGGATCTGCTTATTCTCGGAGATTTGCATTTACACGTGAAGTGTATTTGCAACCCCCTAGTTTAATTAGACTTCCCCCTGTTCACTATCCAACGAGTATGACTCAGGCGTTACAAGCTCTATCTCTGTTACGAGTTAGATTCCGATAACTATTAACCGAAAGGTGACAAAATGCCAGCAATAGCTGCAATAACTCTAACTGATGACCAGGCTGCTGATCATGTATTTAATCCACAAAAGATCGAAAAGGGAGTCGCTCATTACAAGGCGACTGCCGGCGGTGTTCCCGCTGGTTTCCCGATGTTGTCAATCTCGCAATCAGAACCGTCCAAAGGTGGTAGCGTTTATCGTATTAAGGTTCAGCTTGCTGTCCCGAAAATCGATAATGTTACCGTCACTGGGGGTGCTGTTAGCACTGTTGACGTCATGCGAACCTCTCGCTTTAATGCGGAATTCATTATCCCTGTTCAATCTGAACTAGTGGAACGTGAAGACCTCATGGCGATGGTTCGTGATCTCTTGTCTGACGCTGTATTAGATTCTGTTGTGGAACAACTAGAAAGTATTTATTAATACTTTCTATCCCTCATAATCTAACACTATTCAGTAAAATTAAATACACCTAAATATCCTTTTAAGGAATTTTATGATCAACTCTTCTAAGAGTCATCCAACCCGTATGCATTTTCGTAATCATGGAATAGCTGAACTTCAAACCTTTGCTAGTTGCTTAGGTTCTGAGATAAACTATACTCGGACTTCAACATCGTTAGCTGTTTTAAAGGCTATCGATATTGATCCTCATGACTACGAATCCTCCGCGACATTTAGAAAAGACTACCTCATGGCAAATCTTGTAAAAAAGTTTGCATTTCATGAAAGTAGCATTGATCGTGCCCAAGTTGCTTTAGACTCATTTTTTGAGTCTGAAAAATCTTGTGCACGAATCAATGTTCACGGATATACTCTTCAAAAAGACTCATTACTAAGTCCTTTTGACTGCACTACACTTATTAATAGTGCGCGCAGAAAAATTGAATATATACTTGGATCTGTTCCAAATGTTGATAAGATTAAGAGCTTAAGCTCTTATTCTTCGGGCGCTAGTGTAAAACACAAGCGTGCAATAGGGGATCAGTATTATAAATTTTCGGACTATCCGGATGTAACACTGAATGCTGTCGACCTCTTTAAGGAATGGTATAAAGATACTCTATACGAGCGTCTTCATCCAAAACTTAACGTGGTTTGTGCAGCGAAAAGCGCCTGTGTTCCAAAAAGTTGGAAGACTGATCGTCTAATATGCATAGAGCCTCACGGCAATATGTTTATTCAGAAAGGAATTGGCTCGTTTATAAGAAAAAATCTCCACAAAGTGGGGATCAACCTTAACGACCAATCCATTAATCAGGAATATGCCCGTTTGGGTTCAATTGATGGAGTTTTATCCACTATTGACCTTAAGGCCGCTTCTGATTCTATCAGTCTTCGACTGGTTGAAGATCTTTTACCGTACGATTGGTTCGACCTTCTCATGCAAGCCAGATCAGAAGTAGTTTCTTTACCTTCTGGACCTGTTGAGCTTGAAAAGATCTCAGCGATGGGAAATGGGTTTACTTTCGAACTTGAAAGTCTCATTTTTTACGCTTTGACCGCGGCTGTAAAAGAAATTCACGGAACACCATCTGACATCGTTTCTGTTTATGGGGATGACATCGTATGTCAAACTCATACAGCAAAGCTTCTCATAGAACTTCTGTTCTATGTTGGCTTTGAAACGAATATTG